AATACCGGTTAATTTTGTTAAACCCTTGGCATCAAGCTTTATCCCTTTGCCTTTTGGTGATACGGCCATGTAATCTATTTGCATTCGCTCACATTCTACTTGTATCAGGTAACAGCACATATCAACCATGCCTATATTCCGAGCTACTTTAAGTCTCGCCTGTGCGTTGAGTTTTGGAGCCGTAAAAACATGTGATTGAAGCCGGCTATCCTCGCATATGACTAAAACAGGGTTATTCGATCTAATGAAATGTATTGCCGAGATCGGCCCGCGCAATGTTTTAAAAAACATACATTTCCCATTGTCGAATACGGCAGCTCCTGTTTTTATTCCTGGGTCAATCGATAATATAGTCATTGTTTACAATTTTACCTGTTATACATCAATCGTTTTTGCTCAATTTACGACCAGCATCCAACGCGGCGCGCTGACAGTTAGAGCAAACCATTTTTTTTAATATACCGCTGTATGCGTATATAAAATTACCCTTGCATCTCATGCAAAACCGAGTGTCAATCATCTGTATAACCACAATCTAACAACGTAAGGTGCTATACAACTGGTTGCCGCCCGACAACCAGTGCGGAAAATCTGTACCCATGCACGCCATGCGGGTTCTCCAAAAAAACCCGCTCCATATCAACCTCCGTTCATAACATTACGGTCGAGGCGACCTGTCGCATAAAGCCGCGCCAGTCGCCTCACCTCCAGCGTTATGTCCCATGCCAATCTTTATCGTGCAAAACCTTGTAAAGTTTGCCGAAAAACTCAATTCTTTGTATTTCATTCGCATTTCGCACGAATTTAAAGCCTGTTAATAAATAACCGACATTTACCCCAATTAAAAACCAAAAAAACGCGGTCATGTTTTAACCACTAATTTTTGCCCATCTAAAACACCCTGGGTGTAAGCGTCAAAAGCCAGTTTTTTCATTTGTTCGTCAATTGCCTTTCTTACGTTGAAATTTGCGGCATGGAAAGCCAATATTTCAGCCAATTGCTCGTTATAAGCGTCGATCATTGGCTTTGTTAATTCTATGCAGCATAACCCGTCAGTCAACGCGACCCGCTTACCGTTAGCGCATTTTTTGGCTTCGTTCACGGGCGCTTTACTTTTGCGTTATACAACTTCATGCGCAGCATACTTTGTCCCTATCGGCCTGTAATCTTCGGCAGCCGTCTTGCTGCACTTTTTACATTTCATCGCTGGAATAACATTCCTATGGAAATGGTCATCGTCATACCCGCTTCCGCGTTCTTCATGTCCGCAATGCTCACATGTGTAAATTGCGTAAAAATCGCGGCGGCTTTGACTCTCAATTTTTTTAATTTTCATTATGTTTCCCCATAAATATTGTATAACCCTACGCTCAACCGGAGCGCGGCCACAATCTTCATTCATTGCTCAGCTTTCCGTGCCGCGCCCGGTTAGCTCTGCGTTATACAATACCAAACATTATTTTCATCCTCAATCTATGCATGATAATACAAAATCTATACCAGTTTTTTCGGTTCCCAAAAACAGGTTTTAGGGTATTTTTGTAGTATTCCCAATCGTTAAAATCAATAGCCATTTGTATAACCCGTCATTAAATTTCAAAATCCATAGAATGTTCATGACGTAATTTTATTTTTTATTATCAAGCTCAAGTTGATCAAGGCAAAAAACGATAAATTCATCCACCAACTTACCGATAGTTTTACCGGCTTGAATACTGTACAGCTTTAGCCGATTATGGGTTTTTTCGTTTATGTGTAAAGATTTCGATTTGTCTGTTTTCATGTGTCCAATCCTGCTTGATATGCCATCATTAACGCCTCGTCTATGCCAATTTTACCGGCCTCGAACATATTTTTTATGGTGTCAAGTACCCATATAATTTTTTCGCCATCCTTATCTGCTTTGACTTCTTTTTCAATTTCTTTCTTTTTCACTTCAACATTTTTCTTTTGCTCAGCTTCCCATGTGTTCAGGGCTTGGCATAGATAATCACTGAGTGCTTTACAGTCGGCCTCAATCGTTTTTCGGAATTCCAACTCCTGTTTGCATTTGAGCTTATACTCTTCTACAAGCTTCTTTGATATTGAAACAGCGCCAGTCCTGACCTTGGTTATTTTGGATCGTAACTTGATAGCCTGGTCGCGGCCTTTCTTGGTACTGCAATCAATTATATCGCCGCCAGTATAATGACCGTCAACTATCGATACGCCAAAATGCTCATAAACCATTTCCATTAAAAACTTCGGATCACCAAGAAGCAAGCTAACTATATCCGGCGTTATTGCAATTTCGTTATCGGGCGCTAATGGGATTACCTGTTTTTGTGGCTCGCCCTGTATTTCCAGGTAGAGTTTTTTAGCTAAGCCTAGGCGGGAATGGAGTCTATCTCGCCATTCTTGATCGGGGTCAATCCATATAATTCGCAGCGGTTCTTTACAATTTTCATTGTAAAATGCAATGATACCTAACGTTTTTTTCTTAAATGAATTTTCAGCGCACAGTATTTGTGCTTGAACTTGACAATATTTTGGATAATCATACTTTTTAAGATCGTCTGCGCGCCTAACATTTTCGCAAACAGATTGATGATTTTCTCTGTTTAAACATTTAACCTCGACTGTATAAGCTACGTCACTACAGGATATAATCCCATCAGTCAGGGCGGACAAAAAATCATAATAATCTTTCCCGGCGTAAAGCCTTTTTTGGGCATGTCCAGTAAATTTTATGTCAAGCCACAAATGAGCCGCTAATTCTTCTATTGCTTCCGGCTCTTTTTCAACACCGTTGTTCATGTCCGCCGACATATATGTATTTTCAAAATCATCATCGGACAGATTAAACATGTCACTGATATATGATATAGCGCCTTGCGGAAGATAATCTTTATCCAGGCACGTCATTATCCTATGACAATTCGACGCCGATACCATCAGCTTATGGTCTTGTGTTATCGTTCCCATGATTGAATTTCTAAGATTTGTGACTCAGTAAACAAATGGCGAACTTGCATAACAGTCAATAATTGCTCAACTGTTCGTTCGCCGGACAGAACTTTTACTTTCCATTCTTCCTTTTTTTCGTTGAACTTATCTTGTGGCCAATATGATTTCTCAATTGGCTTATCAACTCTTTGTCTATCAGGTTTTGGCTTGCTGGCTTCATTGCCGTCATCATCATCAGCCGCTATTCCGGTAATGGCAGAAAAAGAATAGCGTCTTGCGTAAGTTATCGCTGAACCCATGGATTGAGGATCAGTTTTAACGGGGCGAATCGGATAAGTACCACTAATCCATTCCCCTGACGCGTGCATTAACAGCGTTTCCAAATTGACGTTTCCATTTTCATCGGCAACAATAATCTGGCTTACCGCAAGTCCGTTATCTGCTAACGGTTTTTTTGCCGCATCAATAACATTTGCAAGGTCGGCATACCTGCTTTTAAAAAAAGGATTATCAGTGTCCTTTTTTGCATGATCAAAAGCGCCTTGCGCCTTACTTAGTGCTTTAGCCAATTCGGCTATGCTTTCACTCTTCATCTTTCGACTCCGGTATATATTCCATTACCTTTGTGTAAAGTGCTCTCCACGGACAGTTTTCGTCTTGGTAGTCTACGTTTTCATAGACATAGTTTTCACAAAATATGGTGTTAAGCATCTTCATTTCTTCGTCTGTGAACTCAACCATTTCCCCTCCTGTTTAATATCGTGTGTCTATAGTATTATAAATTTATACCAATGTCAAGCGGTATTTTATATTTTGTGCTTCATCGCCATTTTTTTAATTACCTGACACGCGGTAAATAGGCTCACTCCACGGCAAAAATCGTTGAAATCTTCACCTACATTCGGGGATAACCAATAATTCCAGCCAATATCCCGCGCTACTTTTTCGCCTACGCCTGATCCGTCATGGTCGGCCATTACAAAACCTGAATGGATATATTTAGCGACATTTTTTATATTTGCAGCAGAAAAGCATATCCATATCGAAAACAACCCTTGGATTGCGCTAGCGGCCGTTTTTCGAATACTGAGTCCGGTTGCCAGCCCTTCGCATAAAATATTGATAGGTCCATATCCTATGCGGTAATAAGCGCCCGTTGTTTTCTGGCCATAGAGAAATTTCTTTCCACCCCATTCGTCTATTAATTGGAGCCCTGTTAAATATTTCCCCTTACCGTCAAGGGTAGGACGGTACATGGGCACAACAAGTTTGTTTTCGTGTACGATCCAGATTTGATCCGGAAACCCTTTGTATTCGAGATAGGCGTGATGCTGTCTGGTGGCGTTTGCAATGATCGTCCATGCCCTTTTTATTGCGTCATCCTGTTTTTTTTCGCCCTCCTTGTCCTGTTCTATTTGTTTTAATTCGCGCTGTATGCGCCGTGTCATTTCGTCGGTTTGGTCAAACCTCATTTTATAATGCCGTCCCTGAACAAAATCCCAATTGTTCGGGTATTGGCCAGGTGAAACATCCCCTCCACCCAGTCAATATCAAAATCATGCCAACCGTCTAATATTAAATGGCAATTGTGGCAAACATAGGCAATCGCGTAATCGTCCGCTTTTTGCCCCATACCATGCCCGAATTCATAGGCATGTATATGCGCGGCCACTGTTGTTTCGGTATTGTGTAGGCAACCTGGGAGCCTGATTTGACATTCCTGCCCTTTGGCATGATCCAGAATTTTTTTATTCCGATATGGTTTTCTTTTTTGCATCTTGAGACTCCAAGATTTCTATAACTTCGTCGATAACAAGGCAAACTTCTTTAGGGTGGAAATTTATACAATTTTTACCCCTTCTCCATTGATTGTAGGCACGCAAATATTCAATCAGGGTCATATTTTTTCGTAATATATTCATTAGCTAACCTCAAACACTATTTCATCGTCATATAATTTTGCCTGCTCTGCTTCCTCTATGGTATCCCATACGCCGCGCTCGTCTATGTTGACGTAGTAAATTGAATCTTTGTCCTTTACCCATATTTCACCTGGGGTGCATATGTGTTTTTGCCTGGACTTTTTAACCATCACTGCATATTTCATTAGCTAAACCTCAATATATTGTTGACCATCGAATCTAAATCGTCTCTTGTGTAGTGATTCAACACATTGGATAAAATCACGTCAATCACTTTACTGTACAATTCACCAAATTCTGTTTCGTCCATGCTTCCGAATGCTATCGATTTGGCCTCAAATTCGACTTTCCCGGCGATATTTACAACAGGGTACCCATACCCAGCCATAATCAATAGATCCTTCCTGAATCGCTCCAGATTCTTTTCTACGGGCATACCCTTATATTCTGTTATCGGCCCTTCCCACGCATCGAACGCCACTTTCACTAGAGCAAAGAATTTTTTGAGGAATGAATAATTGCGCGGTTTTGTCACTTCCGCTTTATATTCGCAATCGTGCATAGTTTCCATTTCAGCCTGCGTTATTGCGTCGGCTGGGATAAAAACGTTGTGGATTTTTCTTAAGAATAGAGTAGTCATTTTCTTTTTGCGTAAGCTATTTGGCGGCTTTTAACGTAGTTAATTACGTTAATTCCAGGTTCTAAAGGAAGTTTTTTCCAGGGGGGAGCGATTGAAAATTTCTTTATGTACTGGTGGTAGGCCCAGCCATCCGCATATCGGTGTTGCCGCGCGTAACCAAGTAACTGTTGATAAAATTTCTCTTTGTACTGGGATGAATATTTTTCTACCGCCGCTTTTTCAACCGTCCCATTTAACTCGGTCATAACGCCATGTAACTGCACTACGTTTGATTTTTTGACAAAGACAAAGCCGCAATTAGGACAAAGCGTCGAGCCTTTCGACCAAATCAAGCCGCAAGACGGGCATGAAGACTCTTTTTTCTCTTTTTCACTTGGTATAGAAGGCGGCTTTTCCATGCCGTCATGCAGTTTGTGAATGCCGTTGTTGTAGATTTCGTCGAATCTGTACTTGAATAACAGGTAATTTCCGCTATGGTCTTGAATGATACAGTGGGTTTTCCCTGTGTGGGAACGTGCGCCCCTTCCGATCATTTGGATATGAAGTGCAAGGCTTTTTTTCAGTGGCCGGGCTAAAATGACATGATCAATGTCGGTTTGATCAAAACCACGGGTTAAAATGTCGGTCGATATGACGCCGTGCAGACTCGAATCCGGTTTTGCAAATTCGTCCAGAACTTCTTTTTTGTAATCTTCGTCATCCCGGTACGATATGGATACAAAGTTTTTGCCGTGGTTAGCAAACTCCATTGCCAACTCAACGCCATGCTCAACTCCAGAACTAAAACAAATGGTTTTGCCGGTGTTTTGCTCCTGTGAAAGTTTAAGGTAATCACGAACCACGTCCCCAACGATCAATTTTGCCCTCTCTTCCAGTTGATCCGGTTTGTATTCTCCAGTGGTGGCCGTCTCAAGGCCTGCCGTGTCAATCTCATGCGCTACAAAAACCTTGAATGGAACCAGAAATCCTTGATCGACCAGCTCACGCATTGTTATGACGTTGACTACGTTAGAAAAGACATTGCCCAACCCTTTAGTCAGTGGGGTTGCGGTGAGTCCAAGCACTGAAGATTCCGAATTCATTTCTATCAGTTTTTTTATGCTTTTACGAAAACAAGCGTGGATTTCGTCAATTATAATCAGGTCAAAGGCCGGCCAGGAGTCCATTTTTTCCATGGTCTGAGCTGAAGCAACCTGAATATTGTCTTTTGTCCTGCCATGGCCTTTCATGATTATGCCGTGCGGGATACGGTAGTTTTGCAGGTGTCCGGAAAATTGACTGACTAAAACTCGGCGGTCAACTATGAAAAGGCATTTCTTGTCTTTCTGTCCAGCGCACCGTAAAAGTTCCGTAGCGACTACCGATTTTCCTGATCCGGTAGCGGCGCATAGAATCTGGCAGCGGTGGCCGGCTTTGATCCCTTCGCGTAGTGCCTGGATTGATTCAGTTTGATAGGGCCTAAGTGTTAGCATGATTTATATCCTAATAGCCACCAACAAGACAACGCAGCTACTTTTCCGAGTATGTATGGGTTTGCTTTTTCTGGCAGTCCTTGTTTTTTAGCCTCAATCCCTTTCTGATAAGCTTTGTGGGCGGGTGTGTTTGGTTGTGGGATCATATAATTTATGGTTGATATGGGATCCATTTCTGAACTTGTTTCTCTGTTTGCATGTCGCCTGCATACCATTTTTTCTTTTTTGAGTCCCATTTTGCACCTAAACTTTTGACAATGTCTTTTTCTTCGTATGGGACTGTCAACCAAACCCTGTTTTTTTTCTTGAATGTTCTTGGTTTTTCTATGACTTGATAGCTTCTTTTCATGATAGGCAAAGGTTCTGTGTTAGATTTGAGCAAGCAAATTTATCCCAAGGCGGAAGCACAATATTATTGTAGCTTTCCACCTCGGAAATACAGGCAATAGGACTTTAGTCGTCATATCACAAGGCATGAGTCGCTGATAATGGTTACGCTCATACTGGCCAGACTTAAACCCCCCATGTTCGGAGTCCAAGCGCGTTCTAGCCTAGGTGTAATCTTTTTTACTATCCACTACAAACATCTTTTCTGTGTGTTCCGACCCTACAATTAAGGGGGCGGCCAGAATTTTCATGATACTCAGTAAAATATTTTCACCCTTTTCCCCAACGCCCCGGGCTTGCTCATTCTTCCCGGCTATCACCCAGCACCGAACCCGGTTACCCCTGAAGTTTGCTGAGTTTTTTATTTTAAAATTTCCAAGTCTGAATTGAAGAATTTAAGGCATAAAAAAAGGCCTGGAATCTTTCGATAACCAAGCCTTTTTAGTAATTTGATTGTGTACTATGGGCTTGGTAGTCTTTTAGGGGCCCGTGAGACCTAAAAAACTGTTGATACTCTCTATCAACTCCCACAGGCACTCCAGGTTACCAGCCCGGAATGATTTTATTATATAGCATTTTTTTATTTTGCAACAAATTTTTTACAATACCGCTCAATATCCGTAAAAAACATCTTGTTCCCCAGCTCAGCATTAACCCGATTATCGGCCTGAATGGGGATAGTTTTACCGCCCCATTTGGCTTTCCAGTCGTCATAAAGACTACAAGCGCCCATGCTGTTCGGTTCGAATCTGGGTTCAGGCCGGATAAAATGACGGCATTGGCCGCAAGTGACTATTTCATTCATTTTGATCCAGTACAAAAAACATAATAATTTGTTATACACCTATTGGGTGTATATCTAAGCGTTAGGCGGCATAGTCGCCAGCAGCGCATGAATCGCGTTGATGGAAACCGCCTTGTCTGCATCCGGCGCTGGCAGCAGGCGCATCGCGGCTTCCATTTGCCTCAATTCGGCTTCGGTGTCCGCACCGATCAATCCGGACAGCGCAGAGCGCAGCAGAGTAATATCGGCATCGGCTTTGCGCATTGGGTGACGCTCGCAAATCTTTATGTGCTCGGTCAGCACTTCGCTGCCGTGCGCCGGGGTGTCCTGCGGATATTCGTGGCCGCAATAAACGCATGTTAGTATTCTTCCGCTCATGTTATCTCCAATGCCTAACAGTTAATTCAAGGCGAGCGCTTCAAGCTCACCGTGTTGTTAAAAATCAAAGTGCGCCGCCTTAATTAGGCGTTAGCCGCCTACATCCGGAGGTGTCCAGCCATGTTTTTCGCCCAAAGCCGCTTCAATTATCACTGCTCTGCTTTCCGGTTCTTCGTCAAGCCTATCAATTAACCATCGCGGTAATTTCAGGCTTATCATTTCCTTTTTTAAAAGCGGGTGAGCTGGCTTCCTGCCAGCTCCTTCCCTTTTTCCTCCTGACATTAAAGCCGACTTCCGTCAGTGTTAAAGTATTCAAATTTCATATTTTTAAAATTATTAACACCTTCAAATTTATCAGCTATCCATTGCCCGTTAAATTTAACGCCTTCTGGATTTGACCAATCACAAGCGTTGCTTTCGTCTTCACCATCAAATCCATCAACTGTATTCCACCGCACTTTTGCATAATTAACCGGATAACCTGACTCTTCGTCATCAGTATTATCAATTTCATTTTTACTTAATATTGCTAATGCAGTGTAATCTCCATCATCATCTAAGTAAGCATCTTGTATTAAAGTTACTTTTATTGCTTTCATTTTACTATCCTCAATTATTGTTAAGAGCCAATCCCTTAACGCTGAATATAGTATATACCTAATTAGATTAAAGTCAATACTTAAATCAAAATATTTTTAGTGCTAAAACGGCTAACCCGTCATTCAACGCGACGCCCTTCAGCATCGCGGTTTCGTTCAACGTCCAACTGGGCGCGCGTTAATTTTGCGTTATGCGTCATGGCTAATTCGTCTATTCCACTGGTCAGTAAGTTTTATTATTGACCGCTCAAAGTTGCTAACTGTCATATTGCAATCCTTACAAATAATTGTGGTTAGACCATCAGTAAAAAGCCTTGCTTGCCCGCCGCAAAAAGGGCATGGCTTAAGTTCACGCACAACCTGTCGCTCAACCGGAGCGCTGGAAGCGGCGTATTGTTTAATTGTCGTCATTAGTGCGCCCGGTTAGCTTTGCGTTAGGCGCCTGATATTCCATGCGCTTGTTCTACTGCTGTTGTTATATCGACGATGACATCCATCCCAATATTTACTATGTCGTCGGCAGTATATCCATAAGCGTAGATGGCTTTTAATATCTGCTCTGCGGTTAATTCACGCCTAACCCGGCGCTCAACCGGACCCGCAACAGCGGGAGAGTTTTGTTCATTCGCAGGGCCGCGCCCGGTTAGCAACGAAGACGCAATGATTCTCTTTAGCTTCTCCATCTCCACCACAATTTTTTTTAAAAAATCCGGATACGAATTCACACCAATGACTACATTGCCATAATCATCGACTGATGATGACGAATATATTTTACTCAAAACAGATAATGCCGTCACCATCGCGTCTAATGTACTGTTATTACACATTGTTAAATTCTTACTCATTGACCATTTCCTCCAAAACAAAAAGCCTTGCCTCATTTTCCGACATTCCGTCATGCCACAGCCTGGTCACCCAGTCGCAAAACCTAGCCGGATCAATATTATTCAGGCCATTTTCTATCAACCATTCCGCGTCACGTACTAATGCCGATTTCATGAGTAATTAAAAGTTTGCGTTGGTGGAGCCTTAAATTCGCCGCTATACGTTGAAAACCCATCTACCGTGTTGACCACGGAATTATATTCTGTGTGTAGCTCCTCGAGCGTTTCTCGATAGGGTGTTACTGGCTCGTGTGGTTTTGGTTGATATGTTCGATCTACCATAGACGCCAAAAATAGCATACTGGGTGTATATTTGGATTTTTTCGGCTTCGGATTGCGTTTTTTGTAAAAAGTGGTTCGAACTGTTTTGAGATCATTTTTTGCAAGAAATTCTTGGGCGAGGTCATCAAAAACTTTGTATCCTCGCCAGTCCCCTTTGAATCTATCCGGCAATCCCTCTACCAGTCGCATATCATAGATCACCTCTAATCTGTACCGGTTAATACCGGCCATGCGTGCAAATTGTCGCATTGATATTAGCATTTAATCCCCCTTAATTGGCTAAGCATTCCGTGCCGAATAATTCCTCCAAAATATCTTCCAGGTCTCCAGAATCCCGGCAATCCTCGCAATAACTGCCATTTTCAATTGTTTCGCCGCATAGGCAGCATTCTGTTTCATCGTTCATTTTGTTACCTCGATAAATAGTAAAATAGGTTCCATTGCGCCGGGTCGGAGGCTCATTTATGAATGCCTGGAGCACTAATCCAGGATGTCCCGGCCAATGGTGCGCGGTTATTTTTACTATGATGCCGCCATAATCCGCTGGGCTGCATCCGGCACACATGACCGCGCCGGCAACGGTGTTTAACTAAAAAATCCAATCAATGTAATCGTTATAACAGCCGAAACAAAAACCATCCCGACTAAATACCACGCGCCACGGCGTTCATACGCGGCGATTTCAGACTCTTGAGCGGCCAATGTAGCACGGCGGGCTTTTTCGACCTGGTGCGCTGAAAAATAGATTTGGTTCATTTTATTAACTCCAAATGTGTTATAATATCTATATGTGTAGCATTGTCTCAACTACTATCATATAGGGTGATCCGGTAGTCAGTTCGAGCATATCTTTTTCTGTCAGATTGGCCGCTGACCAGACTTTTATAATTAATCCGTTGACAGCTTTATATGCGATTATTGAATATCTCATTTTATCCTCCATGTTTTTTCTTGTTTCTCGATTGCCCCCTCGATTTCAATTTTAACGAAATCGTCTAATATATCCATAATGTCGATTTCAGAATCATTTGCAGTAATTTTAATCAGGTTACAAAATGGCCCGTATTCATCCGCATCCATGCTGTATTGAATGACTAGGCCGACGTCATTGATTTTTGTTTCGTACAGTTTTGGTTTCATTTCTCGAATGACTCCACCCCCCAAAACAGTTTATTTGTTTCAGGTTCGGCAAGATCCCATGCCCGCGCAATAATTCCAGACATGTCGCTAGGATCAGCCCATTCGCAATTGGATTCAGAGCCTTCATCGCATGCTTTGCCTGAATACCGCTCCTCAAGTGCTAAAATTATTTCGTTAGAAGTTTCTAATCCCGAATAGTCGTTCATTTTCGTCTCCGTGTAGTTAAAAGTTGCTTTCACTTAGTATATTGCATTACTAATGCCAACTAATTATAAAAATATATAAATCAATAAGATAAAAAATATCTGTCATTTCGTGGCAGGTTAAATGCCATAAATTGTAAAGAATCCTGACACCTCGCTAGTATGTGATCGGCTACATGGATACTATATGTAGTAGGTAAAAAACAAACAAACGAAATATCAATAACTTATAGTTGTAAAAAATCCTGACAGTATTCTTGTGTTATATTAAGCGCATGTATACTATATGTTGCATGAGATAGTTAGTTATCAATATAATCAGTAAGTTACGTTTGTAAAAAATATTGACAGCATTGGAATAACGGTGCAATGATTGCGGGTGATAAGAAAATATATTGATTTTTGTGTATAATGATGTTTGTTTAATTAAACATTTTTATATTATTGTGGATGATGTAGATTTGGATTTTATCGCATTATTTCAGGATCGGGAATTAAAGAAGGAATACAAGTATGGCTAAGAAAGTTGATTGGGAGGCAGTTGAAAGGGATTACAGGATAGGGGCAAAAACCCTTAGGGAAATGGCGGATATTTATGGCATATCGCATGTTGCTATAAAGCAAAGGGCGGATAAGTTTGAATGGACAAGGGATTTGTCGGAAAAGATCAAGCAGAAAACGACGGAATTATATAATGCCAAGAACTTAACATTACTTACCAAACTTAACGAAGCGGAACTAATACTTACCATAGCGCAGAAACAGTCTGAATGTTTAGAGCAAGAATCAAAGGAAATACAAGTCCTTGTTGGTATGAGGGATATGCTTAACAAAGAGTTTTTAATGTGCGAGGAATCAACGGGTGAGAAAGCAAGGATCGTTAAAAACATAGTTGATATATCGGAAAAAATCATTAACCTGCGTCGCCGTAATCTTGGAATCAATGACAATGCCAATGGCGCAGCAGACCAGGATAGCCAAAAACTGACCCGTATAGAAATAATTCCATTAGCTTGATATATGGCCGAATTAGTCCCGCAAATAGCTATCCCAGCTAAATTGATACCGGTTTTTACTGGCCCAGCCAGGTATCGATGCGCGTATGGGGGGCGCGGTAGCGGCAAAACCAGATCATTCGCCATCATGATCGCAGTACAAGGCGCGATACTGGCCCAGGCTAATGAGAAGGGAATTATTGTAAGCGGGCGCGAGTTTATGAATTCATTGTCAGATTCTTCATTTATAGAAATTAAAAACGCAATACAGTCAGAAAAATGGCTCAATGATCGGTATGAAATTGGAAATAACTACATTCGCACAAAAAATGGCAATATCAATTTCGTTTTCATTGGTTTACGGCATAATTTAGAATCGGTCAAATCAAAATCGAAAATCCACATATTGTGGATCGATGAAGCAGAGCAGGTCACGGAATCCGCGTGGTCGGTGATCATTCCAACGGTGCGTGAGGAAAGTTCAGAGCTATGGATTACCTGGAATCCATGCCAGCAAACATCAGCAACCAATCAACGGTTTAGAGAGCATACGCCGGAAAATTGCAAAATAGTTGAAATAAACTGGCGAGATAACCCAAAATTTCCGTCAGTGCTCAATGAGGCTCGGCTTGAGGATATGTCCAAACGGCCAGAGAGCTATAATCATATATGGGAAGGTGATTATAAGCGTGTTGTTGAGGGTGCTTATTACGCTAATGAAATGGCTGAACTTCGAAAGCAGGGGCGGCTAGGCAATGTTTCGTCAGATCCGTTGATGGAAATACGATTATTTGCCGATATTGGCGGCACAGGTGCCAAATCAGATAATTTTGTATTTGTTGCGGCTCAATTCATTGGACGCGAAATACGTGTTATCGATCATTACGAGGCGCAAGGCCAGCCAATTGGCGTACATTTAAATTGGCTAAGATCGCGTGGCTATACACCTGATCGCGCTCAAATATGGTTGCCTCACGACGGTGTAACTCATGATAAGGTTTACGATGTAAGCTATGAGTCAGCGTTATCTCATGCCGGGTATGATGTTACTGTCGTAAAAAATCAGGGCAAAGGCGCAGCTATCGCACGTATTGAGGCGTTACGTAATTTATTTGGGTCGCTATGGATTAATGAAGCTACGACTATAGGGCTAGTTTCGGCGCTGGATTGCTATCACGAAAAACGGGACGAAGTAAGGAATATCGGCCTTGGCGTTGACCATGACTTTTCGTCTCATAGCTGTGATGCCATTGGCATGATGGCTATTGTGTACGAGGAGCCGCATATTCAAAAACAACAAACAAAAGCAAGGGTGCGAAATTGGAAAACAATTTGACATTGACATTAAAAAATGATGGTATCATTACCAAAATTAAACGCATGATAAGGTTAGCGTTTTCTGAAGATGAACTTATGGCTGCTTTATCAAATATACAAGACATATCGGACTGCTTAAATAATGAATCATGCGCCACGCCGTTTGAAGTGCTGGATGACATTAACCACCATGCCGAACATGCGAAACAATTACTCACTAACGCATTGAATTATGAGTCATATTAAAACTTACATATCGTACATTGATGACGAAGACGGCGACAAGGAACCGGCGTTAATTATTACCGCAAAGGGACATAAAACAGGCTGTGCCATTGGATTATCCAAAGCTTGGGCATATACGTCGGATACCTACTTGATTAAGATGGCTAAAGAATTTGCAATCCATCTAGGACTAGGCGATACCTGGTTTGAGACTCGCAACGTCTGTGATGTGATCATTAATGGCCTGGATAATTTGGTGATGGCGGTTGAATACCAGATGACAGATCGGCTAATGGAAAGGGCAGAGAAACGAAAGAATAACGGCTCTGTTGAGCTGATCGTTAATGGGCAAGTGGTATCCGAGACATTGATGTGAAAGCGATTAGGCGCGATGACGGCAATTATGGTGAAGAGCCGGAAGTAAAGCCAGACCATGAGCTGGATAGTGCTGAAAATATGGCGCTGCTCAACCGCCTGGAAGATTGGTGGACACAGGCCAGGATAGCCCATTCCGATTCACGCTTGCAAAAATCACTGGACGATGATTTTTATGATGGCCTGCAATGGTCAGATGAAGAGATAGCAGAGCTGACGGACAGGCAACAAGCGCCTCTAGTTTTCAATGAGATCAAGCGCTCCATCGACTGGATAATCGGTAGTGAGCGGCGTATGCGGATGGATTTTAAAGTGTATCCACGCGGCGATGAAGATAGGGCAAGTGCGGAAATTAAGAACGAGCTGATGAAATACGTCAGCGACGTTAATAAAGATCAGTTTGTACGTTCAATGGCGTTCGGTGATGCGATTCGCGTGGGTGAGGGCTGGATCGAGGACGGGATCACCCTGGATCCGTTTGAAGAAATGATCTATTCACGCTACGAATCATGGCGCAATATTTGGGATGATCATTTGTCAGTTGCCATAGATGGTAGTGATAGCCGGTATCTGTTTCGGTCTAAGCGAGTTGACGAAGATATTGCGCTGGCTTATTTTCCGGAGCGGGCAGACAAGATCAGGGCCGCAGCCGAGGCACATGACTTATATATCGGCATGGATGAAGACGAGTTATTTTATTCGTCCGTTAATCGCTCGCAAGACAAAAACGGCCTGACATCGATCAGCAGCCTCTATCATTCCTACTCAAACGAGACGATTAACAATAGGCGCAAGCGCGTCAGGCTGATTGAGTGCTGGTATCGGATGCCGATTAACTCGGACTGGATACAGCGCAGCCAGGAGCATCCTACGCTTGAAGGCGTAGAATACCAGCCCAAGCTGCATAAAGCATTGCTGGATTCAGGCGCGATCACCCTCTATCATGGCGTCCGGCAAAAAGTGCATGTGTGCATCTTTATTGATGGCGCCATTCTCTTTAAGATGCCAAGCCCTTATGCGCATAATCGATTCCCGTTTACCAAGATTGTAGGGTATCGATCTAAGCGTGATGGATTGACGTATGGCGTGATAAGAAATCAACGCGATCCACAATCTGACCTCAATAAAAGGCGCTCTAAAGCCATTCACATTCTATCCACCAATCAAATAGAAGCCGAGGCAGGCGCATTCATCGACAAGGAAGAGGCGAGGGAAGAGGCGGCACGGTCAGACGGCATCCTGGAATATAAGCGAGGCTACCAAATACGGCGTAATACCAACGTTGCGCTGGCAAATGAGCATCTGCTGATGGAGGAATCAGACAAGGTTTATATTCGTGAAGTGGCGGGCGTTACCGGGGAAAACTTGGGCTCCCAAACCAATGCAACATCCGGTATTGCGATCACGGCACGGCAAAATGAAGGTGCGACTTCAACCATGGAGCTGTTTGATAACTTAAGGCTGGCGGATCAATTGCGCGGTGAAAAACGGCTATCCCTTATAGAGCAATATTATGACGAACCTAAAACCATCCGAATCATAGGGCCACGTGGCGCTGCTAAATACGCCAAGATAAACCAGGACAAAAACACCAACATCACACTCACCAAAGCCGATTATGTGGTGGACAGCTCCGTTTATAAACAATCCATGCGGGCGGCCATGTTTGAGCAAACCTTGGACATGGCGAGTAAGTTGCCGCCTGAACTGGGCTTGCAATTGCTGGATTTAGTGTTCGATATGGCGGATATACCGAATAAAGAAGAATGGGTAACGAGAATTCGGAAGTTGAATAACCAGGAAGACCCAGACGCCGAATTGACACCGGAACAAGTACAGCAAAAACAAATGCAGGATCAGGAAGCCTCCGATCAAGCTGGAATAGCTAAGGCCATGGCGCAAGCGCAACTGGCCGAATTGGAAGCTAAGGTGACGAAATTGAAGGTGGATACCGTAGCCAGGCAGGTGGAAACATTGCCCATTGCCATGTCCGCCGCACAACAGGCCGTCATAAGCCCCATGACAGCACAGGTTACTGATTCTATTATAGAATTATCAAAACAAGAGGTTATTTAATTATGGCAAGCAATTTAGATACATTTACCGAAAATGGGCTGACCGAAGAAGAACAGGCGATGATGGATGAATTTGACGCTGAACAAGAAGAGTCTGAAAAAGAAGATGAAGTAGTCGATATGATCGACGCTGATCCAGAAGATGAGGAAGAAGATCAGGAAGATGAAGAATTGCCTGAGGCCGCTATTCCGCCAAAAGAAGAAAGCGTATTCGTGCCGATGGCTACCGTAGATAAGGTGTCCATCGACGCAGTCACTGCCGATCTACAGAAAGTAGCATCCGATTTGGTTGCAATCAGAAAGCAACTGGATGAAGGGGAAATTGATTTTAATGCATATGAAGAGCAAAAAGATGCGCTTCTGGAAAAGCGGTCAGACCTGAAGGTATCGCAAGCCATTGCTGAACGTGATTTGCGGCATAACGCAGAAACTCAGGCTCAGTTATGGGCACACGATCAAAAGGTGTTTTTCGAGCAAACAGAAAATGCCGTATTTAATACCAATAAAATACTGTATGGTGCACTTGATACGGCTGTTAAAGATTTGGCCAATGATGCGGCTAATGCTAACCGTACCGGTTCATGGATTTTGAATGAGGCAAAACGGCAGGTGCTTGAACTGTTTAAGAAAGAAGCAAAGCCAGAGGTAAAATCAGAAAATAAACACATCGTAAGCAAAAAGGACAAGGTGGTGCCGATCACATTAGGCAATATGCCGGCAGCGGAAGCCAATGTTACGCAAGATGAGTTTGCGAGTATTGATAAGTTATTGGATAAAGGTGATCAACATGCTTATGAACGGGCATTGTCAAAATTGACAATCGAACAACAAGAGCGGTATTTACAAGGCTAAAATGTTTTTTACCGACCTAGAAACTGGTGATTCGATTGAATTTGATGATGGTCGCATTGTCGTATCGCTTGACAAAAACAAAGGGCAGAACAAGTTTAAGTTTGGCGTTGAAGCAACCAAAGATGTTTCAATTAAAATAAAAAAAGCAAAGGATACGATTCAGGCACCTAAGCGGTATTTGAATCAGCGATAGATTTATTTCTGTTATATCCAAGAGGTTATAACATTTAAAGTAAAGTAGGTGCAAGAGTACCTAAGTAATTGATATAGGTACTAAAATGGCAAAAACCATAATCGGTGCTGGCGATGCGAAAGCAGTCAAGCGCTATTCGGCGTTCTTAGCGGTTGATGTCGCTAAGATCGGTTATTTTTCTAAAAAGTTTATGGGCTATGGTGACATGTCGTCTACGCCCATTCAAATGCTTTCAAGCCTGGAATCAGATGCCGGGGACTCCATCACGTATGATTTGTCCATCCAGCTCAAGATGCAGGGCATTGAAGGCGATTCCGTGTTGGAAGGGCAAGAAGAAGATTTACGCTTCTTGACTGATTCACTATTGATTGACCAAATGCGCTGCGGTGTCAATACTGGCGGCCGCATGACTCGCAAGCGGACGATCCATGATTTGCGCAATGTGGCAAGGCGCCGACAGTCTGAATGGTGGTCTCGCGTATTCGACGAGTTATTTTTTTGTTATCTCTCAGGCAGCACTGGAACAGCGGTCGGCTGGACGTTTCCGGCAGGTTATGCGGGGTTTGCCGGTAACGCATTAACGGCGCCCGACACACAGCACCTTATGTACGGTAATAATGCCACGTCTAAAGCTGATTTGGATTCGGCGGATAAAATGTCTGTCAATCTTATTGAGCGGGCTGTTGCACGGGCTGAAGTAATGGGCGGCGGCACACAAGAGGTTCCGCAAATCCAGCCGGTCATGATCGACGGGGAAGAGCATTACTGTATCGTCATGCACCCATTCCAGGCGTATGATTTACGTAGCTCAACCGGAACATCCGATTGGTTGGAAATCCAAAAGGCCGCAGCAGGTGCAGAAGGGCGCAATAACCCGATCTTTAAGGGCTCATTGGGTATGCACAATAATGTTGTATTGCATAAGCACAAAAACGTGGTTCGGTTCAGTGATTATGGTGCTGGCGCTAACGTTGCAGCGGCTCGTGCGTTATTCTTGGGTGAACAAGCGGCTGTCTGTGCGTTCGGCTCACCAGGGAATAACCTGCGTTTCGATTGGAACGAAGAAACTCGTGATAACGGCAATCAATTGGTCATCAGCACATCATCCATTTTTGGTGTGAAGAAGACTACTTACAACGGCAAGGACTATGGCGTTATTGCTTTAGACACTGCCGCTGCTGATCCTAACTAAGAGGTATTTACCATGGCTGTTTTTAAAAAATCGGATGCGGTGGCTGCGAATAAGCCGCCCATCACCAGTGATGACGCGGGCACGGTGGTTGTCGTTCCTTTTTCATTTGTTCCCAGTTCGGCACTTCTCGTCAACGAAGTTTTGGGCTTGGCTATCCTTCCACCGGATTGTATGCCGGTGGATGTTTTCTTGGCTCTGCCTGATGTTGATACGGCCTCAACCGGCGTTTACGATATTGGTTTTTATAGAGCCACGTCAGCCGTTGAGCTAATTGCCAATATCACCGATACGGCAAATTTAACAGCGGTTGATTCCAATGCAATGGTATCGGCCTTAACGCCAGCCGGTGCAGCGGTTATTACTCGGGCCACGTCCAGAGATTTTTTGGATATGACCGTGGATAAACTCAATTCGCGTGTTTTGTCCATAACCGTAACGACTGCGCCAACAACTGGCACATCGGCAACGGCAATTAAGGGCTGGTTTAGTTATCGTCCTGCTTAAGTAGTTCTGGCGGGGGAAACCCCGCCTTTTTTATAAGGTTGCGCGTTATGCTGATTAAATATTTAAACGAACGAAAGTATCCTTGTGTAAAATCGATCAACGGCACGGATTATCATTTCGATGAGTCTGGGTTATGCGAGGTGGATAACGAAGAAGATGCCGCGTCTTTGTTGAGCCACACTGAATTGTTTGCGAAAGAAATTAAAGACGAGCCAGAAGACACCATGTCTTTGTTAGCTAACTCAGTAAAGCGCCGTGGCCGCCCAAAATTAACCGAATAATATGGCGCTTTTCACTGATTTATTACCCAATGTTATTCCAGAATGCGCTGGTGTTCCTGAGCCTGTCGCTATTAATGCCATTCGCAATGCTACGCGGTTATTTTGCGATAAATCGACAGCTTGGCGTTCTGAATTATTACTATCCACCGTAACCAGTGAAGGCGTTAATGATGGCGAATATGCTATCACTCCGCCGTCAGGATCAATGCTTGTATCAGTATTGCCGACACTTCAAGTCGATGGGCTTGACGTTTGTTATCGGCCGTTAAAAACATTAAACGAAGAGTCAAATAATTGGCGTACTCGTTCTGGGCGGCCTGATTATTTTTACCTAGTTTCTTCGTCTGTGATTCGGTTAACGCCATTTCCAACCACAGTGGGCGTTAATAACATCCGTGTTTACCTCGTATTAAAGCCAACGTTATCCGGCACGACACTGGATGATTACGTGTTCAATGACTGGGGTGAGCATATTGCCAATATTGCCAAGTCACAATTAATGTCTATGCCGAACGTAGAATGGTTTAATCCACAATTGTCGGCCCATTATCAGGCATTGGGCGATATGGCCATGACTGAAGCACTATCTAAGGTGGTTTCTGGCTATATGAGCGGCCTGTCAAATCGCAATAACCGCGTCAAGGGGAGTTATTTTTAATGTTGACTGACGCTAAAACCATATTGGATAAGGCATCCATATTACTGAATGACATTGGCGTAACGCGATGGACGACGGATGAGCTACTTGGCTGGCTTAATGATGGTCAACTTGAGATCGTCATAGCCGCTCCCAATGCCAATGCCGTGACTGAAAATTTCACTTGTGTGGCGGGAATCAAGCAAACAGTTCCCGTTTCCACAGTTAGGGTTATCGAGTTTATCCGCAACCGTGGCACGTCCGGTACAGCGGACGGCAATGCGATCCGTGACATCAAGCGCAAGACGCTGGACAACTTCATGCCGAACTGGGGCGTGGTGTCAACACTAAACCCCACGAGCGCAACCGTAGTCCATACGATGTATGACGCTGATGACAATGCCCAAGTGTTTTATGTGTGGCCGCCTCAGCCAAGTAGTGGATTTGGCATCATTGAACTGTGCCGGTCGGTTATTCCAACGACTATTGCCAACGCCACAGCCGGAACAAAGATCACTATTGCCGATCATTACGCCAATGCGTTATTGGATTATGTCGTTTTTAAGGCTCTGAAAAAGGATTCTGATTACGCTAATACACCTAAAGCGATGGGGTTTTATCAGTCATTCGCTTCAGCGGTTGGGATTAAATTTACTATGGATACGCAATCAAAGGGGGCATCATGACCCATTTTTACGCCGCATTACTCATTATTGCCCTGCTTTCCGTTTTCCATGAGCTAAAGAACGCGCCTTGTTCGGCTTGGAGCAATGGCGATTGCAGTTCTGATCAACTTCAACCGGAATAATCATGGCCTTATCCTTCTTTTTTACTGGAGGCGGGGCCAGCACCAGTGTTTTAGGTGGCTTGATCAGCTCTACGGCGGTTACAGAAACAGAAGGCGTTGTTTTCCCGAATGTAACCACGGCGGAAGCTATTTCAGGCATCATCCATTACGCTTGCATTTGTATCAAGAACACTGGCGGCTCGACCATCAACAACCCAGGTGTTTATTTTTTCAGCACGGTCACGGCGCAGAATGTCCATATTGCCAAGGGATTGACCGGGAAGAATTCCACCACCGAACAGGTGATAGCCAATAATACGACCGCGCCGACGGGTTCATTGGTTTACACCAAGCCCGCTTTTAGTTATTCCCCTCTTTTATTAGGTGTTTCGCTTGCCCCTGGCGAGTTTTTCCATTTATGGATTCGCAGGACTGTTGCCGCCAACGCGCCTGGAAGCAATAATGATTACGTTATATTGACAGGCAATGAGGGTTAGGTATTCATAATGAGATTGGCCTTCACAAACTTCATTGGCATGAATCCCGACATATCAGCAGAGCTGTTGCCTGAAAATTACGCGGTGGAAGCTACCAATTGTTTCACGGATCAGAACGCATTAAATACATGGCGCTCCCTCAAGCTAGTACCGGGTACGTTCAATACAAAAACAGGTGTTTTGAAAACGCTGTTCCTACTTAAAAACTCCAGATGGTTGGCCTTTGGTGAACAGAACGTCGATGTAGCGCTCATGCAGCTTGAATCAAATGTTGATTGGAATATCGTCTATACGGATGGTGTCAAGCCAAAATACAGCAATTACAACTTGGCTGCCGCAGGCGGGACAGGTTACCCGGCAACCAGCTATGCACTAGGCATCCCAAAACCAGCCATTGCGTTTGTGGCAACCGTCTCTGCAAAAGCTTCACCTGCCAATAGCCTGCGGGTCAAATGGCAAATAGCCGGGACAGTGGGTGACGCGGTAGGTAATCGGATTGCTCGCTCCTATGTCTATACCTATGTCAATGATCAAGGCCGTGAAGGGCCCCCATCAAACCCATCTAATATTGTTTATTCTAACGATGATGAATTTGTAACACTAACCGCCAATCTTACTGTTCCAGCCGCTGACATCAACAAAGTGCGTGTTTATGTGGCAAGCACAGGCGGTACGTACAATTTTCTTCTTGAAAACAACATCCCAGATACGTCTATCGACATTACCAGCAACGTATTCAGTACGCCGATAGAGACAACGTTGTATTCTGCGCCCCCTGATGGGATGCTGGGGATTGTGGCAATGGCTAACGGTATTCTTGCCGGGTATCTGGACAATAACCTGTATTTCTCACAGCCGTACCAGTCCCACGCCTGGCCGGAAGACTACATCAAGCCGATGGACTACCCGATCAAGGGATTGGCGGCCATTGGCAATATGCTGTTTATCTCGACAGAAGGCTATCCGGTGATTGCCATTGGTAATGATCCGGCCTTTATGACCTTCAATAAGCTGGGCGCTATCCAGGCGAATGTTTCCGATCGGTCGATGGTCGATATGGGCACTGGCGCCATGTACGCTTCAAAAGATGGCATCGTGTTATTGATGGGTGGCGAAGCAACCATGATTTCAGACGGGATTATTTCAGAGCGCGTTTATCAGCTCATGGCGCCCAGTTCAATTCATGCCTATTTTTATCGTGATAAATACATAGGGTTTTATGACAGCGGCCAATCGGGAACCGTAACGGCTGAAACTGGTGAAAAAATACCCGGTGTAGGTGCTTTTATTCTTGATCCCAAACGCAGAACGGTTACGTATACTGATGTAAAGTGTGATACTGCCTTCAGTGACAAGGTAACAGGAAAGCTTTTCTTGGCGCGAAATGAAACGGCAGGGTTTACTGGAACCAGCACGCTCTATGAATGGAATGAAGGCACGACCAATCTTTTGCAAGCCTGGACCAGCAAGCCCATCCAAACCGCCCCCACATCCTTCTCAGTGGCGCGTATCTGGTCGAAGCGCTACCCGGTCAATTTCCAATTGATTGTCGATGGCCTAACAAAAATGACAGCCACCATTTCTGACACGGCTATCTTCCGGTTGCCGTCAGGGTTCTTGGGCAGGGAATGGCAAATCAGGATCAGTGGGGATGCGTATGTCAATGGGGTATTTTTGGCGAATGATCCGGAAGAGTTAAAGTAAAAAGCGTATAATAGTTTTGTGGCTAGGTTTAGCGGCCGAACGAGGGAATTAATCCTACCCTCTGCCACAACCCTTTTTAGGATTGAACATTTTTGAGGATTTTGAAATGAAAACACTAATTGCATTACTCCTATTATCAACCCAAGCCTTCGCCCTAAGCGGTTACGACGAGTCATCAGACGCGATCGAGATACACCCCAACGAGCAAGTCCAACAAGGCCGAAGCATCAGCGCCTATGATTACGGCGACCGGGATTATCACGACGTGGAAGTTCAGAATATCCGAGACAATGGCAACGGCACTGTCAATATTGAAGTGTATGATTTGAAAACCCATGATTACTCGACGTACCAAATGAGAAGATAAATTTAAACAGTCTGGGGCACGATAGGTTAGGTCATTTCATGCCTGATCCCCAAAAAAGTGAATCGGCCATCGTAATGGCATACATCAGCAAGGGCTTAGGCTAACCGACTCCAACTGGGGTACAAACACTCGTTTATACTGGGATTTCACAGGGATGTGATAGAGATTGGGCATTTTCTCGAATCGGGGATAGTTACACCGAAAATGTCAAGTGCAAATAAGCTGATGCATTAAGGGCTGGCAAAAATAGAAAAAGAGGAAGAAAAACACTCTTTATATTATCCCTACCAGTTACAGTCTAATGATAGGTTTGTTATGTCTATTTAACATAATGCATATTATTCCGAAGTTTTAACGGTAAATACCACGTCAAAACCTTATGACATGATGGCTAGAGCTATTTAACATAATACATATTATGCGAAGTAGGATAAAAAAATAGCATTTCCCAGTAAAAAGAGTAGACTTTAAAAAATAGAATGAATTGATAAAAAATGGCTAATATCCCGTCCATCCCCAGTATCCCCGGTGCACTTGACCCGCAGCTTTATCAATTGCTGAACACGATCAAGACGAACATCGAGTTCTTGCGCAGTTTGCCGACCGGGACGGAAAATGCCGTTGATCAGGCGCAACTTCAGCAAGCAGTATCGACAGCATTGGTTGGTGTCACCACGGGACCGCCTGGGCCATCCGGTGCATCCGGCTCCAATGGGGTCGATGGCGACACGTACATCCTGGATATTTTAGGCGGCAGGACTACCATTATTTATGACGCAAATGGCCTGAATCCTCTTCCTGCCATGACGCCATTCTCGGCAGAGCTGTACAAAAACGGCACATTGATTACCGTTGGCATCAGTTACAACTGGTTCATACCGGGCGGCGCTTCCAGCCTTCTGTCAGGCACCAGTTCCAGTTCCACGTTTACGCCCACCGTAGCCGCAACATTTGATGGCTCCAAGGCGGATAATGCCGTTTCTTTGATTGTCAGCTATGCCGGACAAACCATCCGGGCAAACGAACCCATTGCCATCAGCAAGCTGGCACAAAATGGGGAAACCGGAGCGCCAGGGACTAACGGCACGAATGGAACCAATGGAACCAATGGAACCAATGGGAAAACCTATCTTCTTTTCATTACTGGTGGCAAAACGAATGTCACCTATGACTCGTCAGGCAATAATCCACTTCCAGCCCCTACGGCTTTCAGTGTCGAACTTTACGAGGATGGCGTATTAGTTACTCCGGTTACGTATGCATGGACAGCAGAAGGCGTCCTGAGTGGATCAGTTTCAACGCCAACATTTACGCCTACCGTAGCGCCTGCTTACACCAATACCGGCAATGACCGCGTCCTTGTTACTTGTACGTATGCAGGACAAACGGTTAAGGCGGTTCAACCCGTTGTCGTGGTCAAGAATGCGGCCGCTGCTACTGTCGATAATTCCGTGCCTAATGCCGTGGATAATATCACGGTTGCCGCCTTAATCCTCCATAACGTCCTGACCTGGACATCCAGCTCCGGCAATGTCGATCATTTCAATATTTACCGTAACAGCGTAGACGACCGGACAACGGCATCGATCATAGGCACGACGCAATACACAATTTTTGATGACTATGTTCCTGAAGGCGTCAGCAATCAGCAATATTACTGGATCAAAGCTATTAGCCGAACTGGCATTGAAAGCGCATTCAATTTGGTTAATGGTTCGGTTAGTTCATCCGGAACCGTGGCGGCTACGCAAGGTATTGGTGACAGCCAAGTAACCCAATTGAGCGCAAACAAGATATTTGCGCTGACCTTATCGGCCTTAAGCGCCAATTTAGGAGATGTGACGGCTGGAACATTGAAATCCGGCGATGGACGCTTTGTAATTGATTTGGTCAACAAGGAAATTGAAATAGGTAGCGATTCTGCCGATCCGCAGGCAGGATGGGCTGGCGGCAATTATATTTTGATCAAAAACGGCTCTATTGAAGCCTGGACATGGAATGGTGCCATTCATGTGCTTGCGAAGTCATTGACCACGATTGAAACAGGCGTGGCGAATAATGGCGATATTGTTACTTTAACCAAGTCTTACCCTACCCAGCCCTTCATCACGCTAAGCCCACGAAATTTACAAGTTTACAAGGCCGCCAACAGCGGGCAAGACCAGACCTTGAGCATTGTCGCCAATAACATCCAGGAAACAGCGGTGGGAAGCGGAACCTGGCGTTTTACGGCAACTGCTTCGTTATTATTGGCTGATAATACTTCACCGGTGACGAATGTTAACGGGACGGTAAGCAATACGGCTGATGTTGCCATTACCAGCGCACCGGTGGTGACGGCAGCTAATTCAACAGCGATTACGGTTAATTTGTCCATTACATCAGTTAAGGGAACGGGCACGGTATCGAATTATTACCGGCGTAAAGTGAGCGCAAGGATAGGTTACCGGATCAATGGAAGTACAGGAGCCTATACCTACACAGCGGCATCTGTCTTGAATCTTGCCGATACGTTGACAGCTAACAATATGCAGCTAGTGACGCCTACATTAGCCGCAAATACTTGGCAATTCCTGGTCGAGTACACTTGTAGCAACAAGGACGGCACGACTTTTTCGACAGGCGCTGTCACTTATGATTACTTGCAAAATACGGTTTCACCGGCGGCCGAATCTTCAGCAACAGCGAGTGCATTTGATGGGACTGGGGCTGGGCCGTATAACAATAATGTTAGTGTTAATCTTGGTATAACATTTCCATCTTTTACTCCTGCTTCTGGATATTCTGTTTACAGCGTAGGCTATACGGCGAAAGGAACATATAGTATAAGTCTTTCGTTTCCCACCGGTGGGAGCGCTTCAGGGTTAGTTATTCGTATTTCCGATGGTTCGATTTTAGCAAGTGGCAATTCATCCGGTTCTTTGCCTAATATAACGTGGTCAACTACAACGTACACACAAACTACATCATTAGTCAGATTAGCTGCTTCAGCTAGTAGTTCAGCGATTTCCAGCGCATCAGCAAACGTCACTACAAGATTGTTAACATCTTCAACAGCCATTATCTATACCAGGAAGCCACAGGCTAACTCAACAACACCTGCCAACGCCTGTACATTAGCATCTTATTTTACGGCCTTGTCTGGCGTCACTGTTTTAGCCAACGGATCACTTAACTATACGGCTATTTTATGAGAATTATTTTACTGCTATTGATGATCGGAAGTGTACATGCGGAACCGCCTCCGCAAGAACAATTAATTTATGAAGAGTCCGCTAATTACCGTAATAATGTGGTATTGTTATTGGCAAATATAGCGCGCACTGAGAAGCTCATCCTTGAGGAATTAAGGCTTATCCGGTGTAAGACGCCACCGATTGAACAAGATTGCGAGGAAAAATAAATGGCTTATTCAAATTACTTCGATTTTAGCAATGGCCCTGAATTGGCAACAGGCGTAGGTACTGTAAAGAACATAAGTTATTTTGGCGGCGCTGATTTCAAAAGGCCGTATCAGTATGTAAAAGAAGCGGACACAGGAGAAAGGTCTCCAGCAAGAAAGGCTGCTCAAGCTTTCGATGCCCTTATGGCGGGTCATGACGCTACCACGGCTGGGTATGTCAGCACGTTAAAAAGCATTTATGACGGTTATGGTAAATATGCCAAGGACTTTGGCGACAAGGCAGAGCCGATATTGAAGGCGCTGACCGGTGACATTGGCAATATGGAAAAGTATATTGGTGAGTACGGGTCGCTATTGGACGAATCTAAAAGCCTGTTCACCGATGGAATCAATATTGATCCTAATGCCACTCGCACCCGTGAAGAATATATGGGTAACGCTGCCGCTCAATATGGACAAGCCCGCGAAAAACAGATTCGTGACATGGCGAGTCAGGGGCTAAACCCTTACGCCAACAAGGGCGCTGATCGACAATTGAATCTGGCCACCGCTGCTGGATTAACCAATGCGGCTAATACGGCATACAAAGATTGGCGCAACCAATATAATCAGGATATTCAAGCAAAACAGCAAGCTACTGGACAATATGCGGGATTAGTAGGTCAAAAAGGTGCATTACAAGGACAAGTCATATCGGCACGTGGCGGGTTGATTGGCGTTAATAAAGATATTATGGAAGCTAAGATAGGGGCAGACCAATTAAGGGCACAAGGTTACCAAGACCTGACTAGTCTAAATGAGTCAAGACGCTCTGAGCAATTGAAACTGGGCCAGCAGCAGCAAGAAAATCTACGGCAACAGGCGGATATTCGGCAGCAATTAACCGCTAAGTTGACTCCATACGATAGGGCTGTTGCGTCCGGCACGGCCTCCGCCGTTTATTAAGGGGATTACCATGGCATTTCAATTACAAGACTTCGCCCCATTACAAGCGAAGCATTACCAGCTTGCCACCACACAAAGTGAACTGGACGAAGCGGCGCGCCGGCAAATGGCGATCAATGACCAAAACAACGCTTCTCAAGAACGCATTGCCAGTATGCGCGAGGCTAATGAACAAAGCCGCAAGGCCGCTCAGCTCGGGTTTGATCAAAAAAAATTAACAGTTGATGCTGATATTAATCAACAACAAGTCAATAACCAAGCTATGCAAACAGGTCTTCAGCAGCAAACTTTGGAAGCCAATCTGGCGCAACAGGCATTGGAAAATCAGCGCTATGGCGTAAAGGAAGCGCGTGAACTCGAACAAGCTGGCTACAAAAGGAATAGGGAAGAACAAGTTGATGCACAGGCAATGGAAGACCGAAAAGAAAAACAGGAGTTGGCTAGAAAGACAAAACTATTAGGTGATTTAGGGCTTTACCTACAAACTGTCGCACCAGATGATAAGGGTGAAGTGGATATTTCTTCTCAAAGGGATGCCTTAAAGGAAATGGGCATTGATTCCGGGGAAAACCCGGTTATTAAAATGCGCAACAATAACGGCGTTTCTGAGCTGTTCGGCGTGAATGATAAAGGTGAATATAGCGCTATTATGGCTAATGATACACCGGTTAGAATCAACAATCAGGCGTTCAAGGCGGCCATCCCATTCGCAAAGGAATCAAAATCGGATAAAGAGATACTGTCAATCGACAAAGACGAGCTTAATGCAACACGCAGGCAGCTTGAAGCGACTGACAAAGAGATCAGGGATCTTGCCATATCAATGCAAGGTGAAGTCGATCCTGATAAAAAGGCATTATTGACGCAACAACATTCCGCATTAGTGCAACGGCAAACTGAAAGGGCGCAACAGGCTGATGCGTTGACGGATAGGATTAATGCGTCACTTGGACGGGTGCAGCAAGAGCAAAGCCCAAAACCGGTGGCCAAGCCACAACCCGTAGCGCTTTCTGATGAAGAAGTGGCTATGAAAAATGTGGAAGCGGCAAGAAATGAAGGGCTATCAAAAAATACACCAAGAAAAGTAAAAAGTTACACCGAATCCGTTGGACTTCGTAACTTCATCCCACGGTTATAAGTCTATGGCACGCTATTCCGATCTTTACAATCCTTCACGATATGAAGTTCTACAACAAGACATAGCCCCTGTTAGAGAAGAAGCTGGCGGATTACGTAGCCATGTGACCATCCCTTTACTTAAAGGGATTGGCGATGTGGGCGGCCAAGTGGGGTATGCTTTAGAAAAGATAAGCGAACCTGGAGCGCCAGGCGTAGATATTGGCCGGTCTTTGCAGGAGTCCAATGCTGAATTGCAAAGAACATTAACCGCACGGCAATCCGAACAAGCGCAGCAAGACGCACAAAAATCATTTATCGATGAAGAAGGCAATTATGGCGGTGCTAATTTAGGTACTATCAGCCAGTCATTATTTCAATCAATCCCTAGTACCGTAGCTATGGGCGCGGCAGGAACGCCTGTCGCAGGATTGTTAACAAAAGCCATTGCTCCGGTTGCGGGTAAGTTAGCGCCGTTTATTGGTTCAGGGTTAGGCTTTGGCGCGGCTGAAGGCGCAGTGTCTGCGGCTAGCAGTGCAGGGCAGCTACAAACAGAAATCAGGAATTCCGACTTTTCTTCCCTTTCAAAACACCCGTCCTTTGCGGAAGAATTTTACAAAACCGATGATTCGTTATCCAATGGCGAACGGCTTTCATTAGCCAGGGAAGCGATTGCCAAGAAAGCCAGTGATGCGGTCTTTGCCGATACGTTAATTAAGACAGGCGCCATTTCTGCATTGACCGGTGGCGGCGTGTTTGGCGCTATCAAGGGCAATATCGCCAAGAAAACGGCGGGCGAAGTGATTCCTGGCCTATTGCCAAGAATGGCTAAGGGCGCTGTTGTGGAAGCAGGTCAGGAAGCCCCTCAATCAGCGCTTGAGCAGCAAACGCTTAACCGGGCAAAACAAGCTTATACCGATCCAACGCAACAAGAGAATGAGGGCGTCCTGAATGCAGGATTGATGGGTGGTGTCACCGGTGGTGTGATGGGCTTGGCCGGAGGATTTGCGGGGCCAATTAGAACACAAAGGATACAGCCCAGTGAACCGACTGTTGATCAGTCGCAAGATCAACCACCAGGACAACAATTAAGACCAGTACAACCAGCACAGCCGAATACTGACATTGCTGATTATATTGGCTACGATGAGGATATTGTCAATGAGGAAGAAGAAGCCCCTGAAGCCGAAAAACCCCTGGAAGAAAAGCCAAGATTAATCCAGGGACAGCCTCAAGAAGGACCGCCTTCTTTACCAAGCCCTATTGAAGAGCCCACTAAAGAAGAACCAACATTCACGCCAACGCATGAATTGAGTGATGGCACACCGGTAGCATTGACTGAAGGCAATACCTACCTGGATGCAAAAGGAGAAGAATATCAGGATGATTATGCAGTACCCATTAAACAACCAACTGAGGTAACTAGAAATGAAACCAATGAAAAAAATGCCGATGAAAAAACCGGGGAAGAAGATGCCGGGTTATTAAGCGCCACCCCTGAAAAAATAAAAGCCGTTACTATTTCAAAGGATGACATTCCTTATGATTCTGCCTATAGGGCTTATTCAGGGATAAGCCATGTTCCGGAAAAACGTGCCCAACAAGAGCAGGATGATTATGTTGGGCATATGCAGTCAGCTTATGATGATGCCATAAAGGTTGCAAAGACTGATGAGCAGCGCACTATCATTGATAATGCGTTTGAGGATTACCGGCAAGGCTTTATCAAAAGGAAACAAGCACATTTGCAGGCAAAGTCCAGAGTTCTTTCGCCCATGATAACGGGGCCTGCAAATTTTCCGGTAAGGCGCAATGAAAAGGCTAACCAAGTAGAGCGCAAGCGACTGGATGAATTGGTTGAATGGGACAATAAGGCGCGTGAAAAATTAAAATCCATTGCATTAGGAAGCCGACCAGAAGCGGAAATTGCAGAAGAAAAATTTATTGCCATCAAGAAAGGCATTGAAAGCTCACTAGCCACTATTAATGGCATTGATGAAGGGACTGTAAAGGGATCATCAAGGGCATTGTTTGTCAATAATTTGACTGGGCGGATAAAGACATTAGCCAAAAATGAGAATGCCGATCTGGTTAATAAGGTATTGGATACTATTCAGGATTATCAGAAGGACTTAAAGAAACCGCTTATCACGCCTCAAAATAGTATTTGGGCATTGCGCGGAGTTGAAAAGCAATCGGTTGAAAAGCAATCGGGCACAGAAACATTAAAAACATATCAAGGCGCAAAAGTTGTCAATAACTTTGATGCTGGACGTGTGCAAATTTTGTTTGACGAAAAGCCGTCAGAACAAGTCCGTAGTGCATTAAAGGCGCAGGCTTTCAAGTGGTCGCCCAATAACAATGCGTGGCAACGCCAAAATACTGTTAATGGCATTGCAGCAGGCAAGTCCGTGCTTGATGGCGTCTTACAAAGTGAAATTAAGCCACAAGAACAGGAAATCGCCTTACCAGAAAACAAAGCCAGTGAACGCAAACTGAGCTTGTTCATCATCAAAGCGCTCTTGCGCCATTAATTCGGCATGGCGTTCGCTTCCTTTCGGGTTATATATTTTTTCACCTTGGTTAATCGCCCGCGATACCTTATCCACCAAGTCATTAGCTGATGATACATCAAAACCATATTGCCGCAATGTCTCCGCCATGCCGTCGTAAAATTGCGCCGCTGGACTATTATGAAACACCCGCTTGATGCCGTGGCCGCGTTTTTTCATCATGGCAGGGTCGATGCCCTGCTCTTTTGCTTCCGAGGCGCTAAGGCCGCCTAGCTTGGCTATGGCTAACAATAAGTCGTCAGAATCATTAACGATGTTAAGCCGTGGTTTTTGTTGCGCACGAGGCCTTGCTTGTCCGCGCTCTTTACCTACTAATTCTTCACGTTTCGCAACTAATTCCAAATATCTGTTATCCGCATTCTTAAAGGCTTCAGCGCCAATGGGTGACGGCACTGCTCCATCCGGTTTTTTTAACAGGTTGTCACGTATCTTTTTCGCATTGGCTATTTTTTTATTAAGATCATTTATCTCGCTTTGCTTATCGGCAAATCCCTGATCGGGTAAACTTTGCTTGTAAGCAAGCCTTGCCGCATGATACTCGCCGGCCGTTTCAAAGTCTTCTGCTTTTGGCGCAATTAATTCTTGAGCCTCAGGCGGCTGCAATCCTGATTGTCTTTGTTCTTGCTTCAGAATTCCTTCGCCTGCTCTTGGCTCATCACGATTTTCTGTGATAATTCCTGGTTGTGTGCCTGTAGTAGGCCGTACTGTCTCTTCGATTTTTCTGGAATTTTGTTCGCCTATAGATTGAACTGGAAAGACTTGTTTTGGTTGATCTATCTGCAGCCCTTCTTCTTGCTCTTGCCTGGTTTCTTTGTTGGCATTTCCTTGTATGGTTTCATTTTGCGTTACCTCTGGTGGTTGAATAATGGGTTGTAATTGAATAGGGCGCGCATAATCGTCTTGGTACTCCTCTCCTTTGGCATCCAGGTAAGTATTGCTTTCTGTTAAAGTA